AGGCCGATTCCGAAGTCCCGCAGGCTGATCAGCAGCCCGAACCCGGCGTAGATGGCGCCGAGGAGCATGGTGGCTGCTAGGCCGAATCGGATTTTGTTCATGCTCTTGTCCTTTCGGTCATGCCGGTACTTCATCAAATAGTGATGGCGCTTCGAGCTCGGCCTCGAGTTGGGTGAGGTTTTCGACTGCTGTGCGCCAGTAGGACGGTTTCAGTTCGATTCCGATGGCGCGGCGGCCCAACTTCACCGATTGATACAGTTCCGATCCGATGCCGGCGAATGGGGTGAGGATGAGTTCGCCGGGGTTTGACCACAGTCGAACGCATCGTTCGATGAATCCGAGTTGCAGTGGGCAGATGTGGCGTTCGTCGGCTGACTCTTTCGCTACTTTTGTGTTGAGGGTGTCGGTTTCGCGGATGCCGTACCAGACGGGGCAGATGTTGCCGTCTTCGGTGAGCCATCCGCCTTCGTGGTGATCGGTCCAGATCGGTGATGCCCAGTCGATCCATTCGTCGTTGGTCACATCGTTTTTGATTTGTACGGCGTTGTCGCCTTGTTTGCGGAACAGCAGTAGGTAGTCGGCTAGCGCCGGCCTGGTTCCTGCGCTGTCCCTGTTCTTTGTGGCGAACGCTAGTGCGTGTGAGCGGGTTCGGATGGATTGTGCTTGAGGGTCTTTCCAGATGGTGACTTCTCCGTTGAAGTACCATCCGGCGTCTTGGAATGCGCGGATGACTTCGCCGCGGAAGTCAGTCATTCCCATGTAGCCGTGGGTGGATTTGGTTGTGGTGAGTTGTTGGACGTGGATGCAGGCGAGTCGGCCTGGTTTGGTGACGCGGAGTTGCTCTTGAATGATGTAGCTGTAGTGTTCGAAGAATTCTCCGCGGCTGGCGCTGTTACCGAGATCCCTGGTTGATGGGCTATAGGTGAAGAGGCTGGCGAATGGTGGCGAACAGATGGACAGGTCGATGCTGTCGGTGTCGATTTCAGCGAGCCGTTCGCAGGAGTCGCCGAGTAGAAGTGTCCAGTTCTTGCCGCTTGCTTCGTTGGTGATGTAGTCGTCGGTCATTGTTGGGCTGCCTCTCGTACTCGCCGCATTTCGCGGACTAGTTCGCTGGTGATTTGGTTTGCTTGGGTTTCTTTTCTGGCTACGTTGGTGGCGATTTGTGATTCGAGTTCGGACACGATGACGTGCGCGTGAACGACTTTGGTTTGCCCGTAGCGGTAGCAACGGCGGATGGCTTGGTAATACTGTTCGTAGCTGTCTCCGAGTCCAACGAACGCCATCCGGTTGCAGTGTTGGTAGTTGAGTCCTTGGGATGCAATGGATGGTTTGGTGATGAGTACGTCGAATTCGCTGTCTGCGAATCCGAGTAGTAGTTTCGCCTTTTCGTCGGGGTCTAGTGAGCCGTGGACGTTTACGGAGCCGGGGATTGTGTTTGCGAGTGCGTCTGCTTCGGAGTTGAGTCCGCACCATAGAATCCACGGTCCTGGTTCGTTGGCAACGAGTTTGGCTGCTCGTTCGACGCGGGCCTCGAGTGTTTGTCTCCTCATTTGTGATCTGCCGGTGACGCCACCGATTTCGGTGGCGAACAGTTGCCCTTCCGCTTCGATGTCGGCATGCACGATTTCGGGGATGACTTGCAGCCCTGGCAGGTTGTAGCCGGTGTCGTTGCCGCCGACGTCGGACGGTTTAGTGAGAGCGACGGCCCACTGCGCCATCCACTGCATCATGGGTTGCCGGGCATGCCCTTTGAGTCGCCAACCGTCCTGGTCGTGGATGAAGTAGGCGGCGAGCATGTGCGTTCTGGACATGCGGCCCAACCATTCGGCCTGGTTGGTGAGTTCTTCGGGATCGTTGGGGGCCGGCGTTGCTGAGCATGCGAGTCGGTGCGGAATGGTTGACGCCCAGTCGATGAGCATGGTTCGGGTTTTGCCGTCTGATTGTTTGAGGATGGATGACTCGTCTAGGACGACGGCGCCGAAGAATTCGGGGATCATGTTTGACACTTGTTCGTAGTTGGTGACGTAGATGCCGGGTCTATCCACTGCGTCGTGGTGGCGGATGTAGTGGGCGTCGATCCCGAGTTTCGATGCTTCGCGCACGGTCTGTTGGCACACAGCCAGCGGTGCTATGACGAGTGATGTGGGCGCAGATAGGCGCGCCCATTCCAGTTGCATGACGGTTTTACCCATGCCGGTATCGGCCCACAATGCGGCGCGACTGGTTTTTACGGCCCACCGGACGAGTTCGTTTTGCCAGTCGTGCAGCATGGGATGAACGTCTGCCGAGTCCACGATCTTCCCGGGCGCTTCAATGCGGGACTGTTTGCGTTTCAGGAATTCTTGATAACTGGTCATAGTTCGTCCGCGGTGATGGTGAAGTCGCAGTCAATGCACACGCCGCCGCCGGCACCATCACGGGCCATGCGATGCTGGCCCGGCCCGCACCCGCCGCGCGCGTACCGTTGCGCCGCTTTCGCTTCCTCCCGTTCCCAATCACCCCAACCAACATCACGGACTGTCTCGCGGCGCCAATCACCGGTCATTCGGTCCACCAACCCTGTTCGAACCGGCGCGCCCACACGATGTTTCGTTCTTCCCGCATGCGGAAGTCTTTGTCTTGCGCTGCGGAGTCGATGAAGTCAACGAGGCCGTGGAGGAGGAAAGCGGCGGATGCGACGGCGATGCCGATGCCGAAGTCCCGCAGCGAGATCAGCAGCCCGAACCCGGCGTACACGGTGCCCAGCAGCATGGTGGCGGCCAGTGCGAAGCGGATTTTGTTCATGCCCGTGTCCTTTCGCGGCGCCTGCGTTGCTGCTTGATCTCGTCGCGTTCCTTGACGCTGGTGCCGCCCCAGATGCCGTGCTCACGGCGGGACGCCGCGAGCGCGTATTCGAGGCAGTCGGTTTGGACGGGGCATTGGCGGCAGATGTATTTGGCGATGCGGCCGCAGAACTTGTCTCCCTCACTGGGGAAAAACAACTCCGGGTCGCAGTCCTTGCAGGCCGCGTAGTCCTTCCACTCCTCAGAGGGGCGCACCCAGATCGGCAGGTGGGATCGGTTGATGCTCATGCCCACCGCCTGATTTGGACGCCGAGGTCGCGGAACGCCATGAAGTCTTGGAGTAGCGCGGTTTCGGGTGATGTGCGGCCTTTGTCGTTGTGTTCCTGAACCATTCGACGGTGGATGGTGGTGAACACGGTGGAGTCCTCGATGTGGCGGATGATGGCGTCGGCACCCCAGTCGCGGGCGGTGACCGTTTCCGCGGACGCTTTGGACAGCCGTGCGAGCTTGTTCATCTCGGCCAGGTCGGCGTCGAAGTCATCGAGATCCGGGTGACCCGCCGGCAACGGGACGGGTGAAAGCACCTGCAGCATCGACAGATCGGAGAACTTGCGGGCGTGCTCAGCCAGCTTGGCGGTGAACCGTCCGAGTTTGTCCCACTCGTGGCGGCTCATGCGGTCTTACCACCAATGCGGCTGTTGGTGGGCGTCTGGTCGGAGTAGGTTTTGACGAAGTCGAGGATGAGCTGGGTGTGTTCCGGGCACTGGTTCGCCACTGACATGGCGATGAACTGGCCTGCCTGGTAGGAGGTCACCCCGGCCTCTTGCACCAGGACGGCGGCGGTGTGGATGATGCCGCCGAAGGTGGGGTCGGTGTCGAGCATGAGGCAGACGACTCGTTCCGCGGAATTGACCGATGGTGCGTCGGCTTTGGCGGGGGCGGTGCCCAGGACGATGCCGGCGGTGAGGAACGAGCCGGTGATGACGCCGAGTGAGAAGGCGCGAACGGTGGTGGTGCGTATACTGCTGGTGCCTGACATTGGTAACTCCCTTTGTTGTGTTGGGCTGGCCCCGCCGCTGCAACGGCGGGGTCGTCTATTTGGTGAAGATGCGCAGATCGTCTGCGCGGCGCCGCAACTGGTTGATCAGTGGGCAGATGTGGTTGAGGTAGTCCTCGCCGCTGAGGTCGGATCGGACGAATAGGTTGTTGAGCCAGTCGGCGGCGTCGGTGAGTAGGTCGGATGTGGGCAGGTTGGAGTGGCCCAGCCCAGAGCCGGGGGGAACATTCTGGGCTGGGCCGACCGACGCCGCAGATACGTCGGCCATCCGCTCAACCGGGGGCTGGGGTCCGGGAGCGGAGTCTAGGGGCGGGTACTCGCCAATCGGGATGTTGATCGCGGCCCAGAGTTCGTCTGGATCAAATTGGCTTGTCATGCGGCAGTCCTGCGGGCGCGATACTTGCGATTACTGTCGGCCTGGCACTGTCTGCAAATTCGGACACCGCGACTATTTGGCTTTAGGTTGTCACCGCTCAATGGGTGCCCTTGCTTACAGTGGGTCTTTCTGGCGTGGCTATGGGTGCCGTGACTTACCGAGTCAATCGTATTTTCCGAACGTGTTCCCCAGTAAAGATTTTCGATCCGATTGTTTTTAGGGTCGCCATCCAGATGGCAGCACTCATGGCCGTCCGGTGCGGGGCCTACGAATGCCTCCAGCACTAGACGATGCGCCTGCTTCTTAGTCTGTCTGCTGTTGCGCCATAGGTTGAATAGCACATGCCCACTTCTGCGTTGGAAGTACGGCTTGATTTCTCGGCCACGCCAAAGAACCTGTCCCCCTTTTCCATTGATCCGGTAGCGATCCAGCGAGCGGACTCGTCCATCATTAGATACCTCATACGAATCTTCAAAGCCTGTAATTGGAAGCCACTGTTCAGTCATTCCCATACCTCTTGTTCGGCTTCCATGTCGGCCAGGGCGTCGGCGGCGCCCATCGTCAGGAAGTGTTGCGCCTCAACCTCATTGAATGGTGCGAGCCGGTTGAGGAGCATTTCGGCTGTTTCGCCGATAGCGACGATGGCGTTGTTGATGGCTTTATCCAGCCAGGAGCCGATACTCATTTCGCGGCCTTGAGCGCGGCGATGGTGGCCCAGCACCGTTCCCAGTTCACCGGCCCGAGATGGGTGTCGATGATGCCGTACAGCTCGTCACGCTGATCACGAAGCTCGAGCAGTTCCTTATAGCAGACGGTGTATTCCTTGAGGAGTTTCGTGTTCTGGTCCTGCACGGCGATCAACTGGTCGAGGACGTTGATCAGCTCGTAGCGGTAGTCCTCCGCTTTGGCCCGCAACTGGTCAATCTCGGCGGTCGTCTTAGCGATGGTCACTTGACACCTCCGGTGCGGCGTTTGCGGGTTTTGCGCTGGCGGCGTGAGCGCAGCGGCTTCTCCATGTGGTGGCCGTATTTGAGGGCGCGGCGGGCCTTGCGGTTCATCGGGTTTCTCCGAAATAGTTCCGAAAGATCTGCATCAACTTCTCTTTCTGGCCTGCGGGCATCTGATGCGGTTGGCCGTATCGGGCGACGATGTCGCGCCGCCGGTTCTCAATCGGGGTGACTGGCTCCAGGTGTTCTGGGTTGCAGCACTTCTTGTTTCGGCAGAGGTGGTCGATGTGCAGACCGTGGGGAATGGGTCCGACGATCAACTCGTAGGAAAGCCGGTGGGTTGACTTGGCGCGTCCTTCATGCACGAAGCTCCCGTAGCCGGAACTTGTTACTGCCCCGGTCCACAGCCAGCAGGTTGTCGGGATCGGACCGTGGGCGATCTTCTTCCGCATGTTTTGCGGTAGCAGGCCGATCATGATGCGATCCGTCTGCGGCGCGATGCGCTGGACAGTTTGAGGACCGGTGTGTGGTCGGTATGCTGCTCGACTGGTGTGTTGGTGATGTTGAGGGTGGAGTCGATGTAGGCGTCGAGGTCTGCGTCGGACATGAGCCAGGTGCGCCCGACTTTGCGGCCGCGGATTTCTTTGCGGCGTAGGCGGACGACGAGGTAGTGGACGCTGGGTGCCCAGCCGGCTTCGACGATTTCGGTGAGGGTGTGGGCGCGGTTCATGCCGCACCTTCTGCGAGTCGTTTGACGTAGTTGTCGATGGATTCGCGGGTGATGAAGCCGCGGCGTCCGATGTTGACTTTGGTGAGGTGGCCGTCGTTGACGAGGTCGTAAATCATCGTTCGTCCGATGCCGCCTAGGAGTTCCCCGGTTTCGGGGATGGACACCAACAGGTTCCCGGTGTTCGCGGGTGTTTGTGCGGGCATGGCGTGAACGCTATACCTATTGCGTGAGTGAGGTCAATCACCAAATCGTTAAGAGTTGTCTGAGAAGTGCGAATTACATGGATGTGTTACCGCAGCGCAATCAGTCGTGACATTTTCGTCACCAAATGAGTGAGTTTCACCCCGGTGAGTGCGTGCAATCATTGCCGCATGACCGAAACGTGGTGGGACTACGTACAGCGCACCAGCGCGCACGCCACCAACAAGGAGATCGCCGACCTGGCGGGCTGTAACCCGTCCACGGTCAGCCACTGGAAGAACGGGGGAACGGCCCCACGCCGACATCGTCGTGCGTTACGCCCGCGCCAAAGAACCTGCGGCCGCTCGAGGCACTCATGGTGGCCGGCTATCTGACCGAAGAAGATCTCGATCAGCCCATGCGCATGGGCTCACTCGCCGACCACGACGACACCGAGCTCACCGCGGAAGTTGAGCGGCGCATGGCCGGATATAGAGATGTGGTGGCCGAGATGCGGCGCCGCTACGAAACCGACGATCCGCGCAAGATCACGTTCGGGTCAGCCGACGACGTGTTCCCGCCGTGGGGCAGTGGGGATGATCGTCAGAGGCGTTCGCGGTTCCTGTAGCTTGCGGGCGTGGGCGTGGGCCAGGATCACCGCCATCGCCATCGTCTCGGCCGGGGTGAGATCGGACGGCTTCACCCGCGTCAACAGCTCGCCGACTTCCCATGATGTGTGGGCGTGGAGTCCAGCGTCCCCGGTTGTGAGTTCCAGGGCTTGTCTGACACGTTCTGTGAGTGCTTCCCGATCCGGCATGTGTGGTTACCCCTCAGTGACCCGTTGGTGCGTGCTGGAAACCCTGACCTCCCGGTTAGGCCCACGGGGGGGGGCATTGTGGCCCGCTTGTTTGAGCCTCACGGAAGTTTGTAGCACAACGCACAGCAAACTTGTAGCAGAGTGTGTCAATTTCGTTTAGTCCACACTGGACTATTAATTGTCGCATGTGTCAATGGGCTTTGCCTGGGTATTTCACTTGCGCAACACCAGCAGCATGCCGGGTAACCGCCCCGCCCGCAACCGATTGCTAGTTAAGCACTGTGTTCATAAAATCCGCCGCCAACTGGGCACTGGCTTGATCCACATCCCCATAGATATCGACGGTCACCTTGATCGACTCATGCCCGAGATGACGCGACACCACCGTGATCGGCACCCCGCCATTGAGCATCCACGAAGCGCAGGTGTGGCGGAGATCGTGCGGCGTCGGAGCCGGATCGAGCTGTGCGCGCTCCACAGCCTTATCGAACACCCGGCGCCGGAACCCCTGGTACCGGACCGGGCCGCCGTCACGGTTGACGAACAGCCACTCCTGCGAATAATCCAACTTGTCCAGCATCACCTTGGGCACCGCCACGGTGCGCCGCGAACGCTTCGTCTTGGGCGGCCCGATCTCGTATCCGCGGCTCGAATACTTCCAGGCCCGCCTAACCTTGACCGTGCCATGGGTACGGTCCACATCCCCAGGCTTGAGCGCCGACACCTCGCCCCAGCGCATCCCCGACTTCACCAGGAACTCCATCAGCGGCTTCCAATAGTCGGTGGTCGCCTCGAGTAGACGGTCGAACTCATCGACGGTGAGCATCCTGATTTCGTCGTCGTCGCCGTCGCCTCGGGGTAGCCGCCGGCCAGCGGCCGGGTTCGCGGCGATGAACCGGGGCACCGCTTTCGACAGCGCACCGGAGAGGAATCCGTGTTTGTTCTTGATCGTCTTGGGGCTGTTGCCGGTCAATTCCAGGTGCTGAACCCACTTGCCGATGTCGTCCTCCGTCAACGCCTCGAGGGGGATGCGCCCGATGGTTGGGGCGATGTCGCGGCGGACGTAGCGGCGGTAGTCGTCAATGGATTTCTGTTCGATGCCGGTGAGGTGGTCGATGTGGCGGGTCAGCCATTCGGTCAGGGTCATTCCGGTGGGGGCGGCGCGTTTGGTGTCGGAGATGCCGGCCAACTCCAGGGCGCGGGGGGCGCCGTGCAGGTTGCACATGTCGCGGAACAGCTCAGCCTCTTTGGCGGTGTCGAAGGTGGCCGACGATTGGCGGCCGCCGATCTGGTAGAGCACCGAGAATGCGGGTGTCCCGTCGCCCCTGGTCCGTTGCCTGATGGATGCCATAGACAGTGATTATAGGGCCATATCCTTTGACAAGACCTTTGACAAGGATTCTGTCAGCCTACTTTATGCCTATGACCTGAGTAAATAGGGTGGAGCTAAGGGGACTCGAACCTGTTCGCAATGCACTAAAACAGCAGGTCAGAATATGTTTCGCCCTCTTTCGCAGAGCCAAAGTGGAACGAAACGAACTGGGAAAACAACGAGAGACTTTGACGCCGTCAAAGGTGCTGGAACGCCAAAAACACCCCTACCCGGTAGGGGTAGGGGTGAACTAGCAAGGGTCAGTCGTCGTGGTCGGCGGCGAAGCGTTTCTCGAACGCCGTATTCAATAGGCCCAGGTTTTTCCAGTCGGGCTGCTCGGGTGGTGACCATGTCCAGTCGTCGGCTTCGATGTTCCCGGCCGTGTCGAAGCGTTCGATGCCCATGACGATGACGAATTCGGTGACGGTCCAGCCGTCGCCTTCTGCGTCGAGTAGTTCTTGGATGGCGCGTTTGATTTTGTCGGCGGGGCTGCTCATCGTCCTAGCCAGACTGCGAGCTGGTGCAGCGGATCAACCTGGCGCGGCCACACGCGGGCCAGATGCAACGGTATGTAGGTCAGTACGGCGAACGTGACAACCGGGTGGGCGTTGCGGTAGGCATCGACGCGCTCACTGAGTAGTTGGCCGCGGGGTGCGCCGATTTCGTAGCCGATGATGCCGGCGGCGAGTGCAGCCCAGGCCCAGTCGCCGGGTTTCATGCGGGGGCCAGGAGTGTGGGTGCTGGTTCGGATCTGCGGTTGCGCATCCAGCCGCCGCAGTCGTTGCAGCGGTAGCGTTTGTAGCGGTAGGTGGTTGTGTAGGCCCAGCCGCGTTGTTGGATGCTGGTGGAGTTGCAGCGGGTGCAGGCTTGGTGTTGGCAATCGGTGATGAGCGGGATGTTCAATCCGTCGATCCACGGCAGGAGACGTTCGAATAGCTGGGTGGTGATCTTCACGTCGTTGCGACAGTATTTGACCATCCGCTTGCGGGCTTTGTCCTGCTGCTCCTCATTGCCGCGGAGGATGTGGTCCCAGGTTTCGAATCCGCCAGGATCTGTTTTGAGGTCTAGCCCGAGTTGCTGACAGACGAACGCCAGCTTCCTCGAGGGCCAGTTGAATTTGCGGACGGTGCGATACAGGTCGATGTCCCGCCACGGTGAGGGTGGGGTTAGTCCCGCTTCGGCCCAGACGGCTCGCAGCCATGAGTTGTCGAACCTTGCCCCGTTGTAGGTGACGATGTAGTCGGCTTGGTCGTAGATGTCCCAGGAGCGTTGCACCATCGCGTCGAATCCGTCCCACTCGGTGTGGGCTTCCACCTTCGACTGGCCGTGCTTCTGCGCGGCGAACATGAGCAGCCCCGCCGGCCGGATGATTTGGCTGAGTCCGACGTTCTGGTCGCGCAATCCCCACGCGTAGACCTCGTTTGGGCGGGTTTCGATGTCCACGGTAAAGATTTCGGGCTGCACAAAACTCCCCTAACGTCACAGTGACAGATCGGGATGGGGTGAAGGGTTGGGCTTTATTCGGCGAAAATGAAGCGTTGAGGTTTGTGGGCGTGATGTTTTGTAAACGTCATAACGTCATTGCATGGTGGAGCTGGTGGGAGTCGAACCCACGTCCCGACAGGTGCCGAACTTGCGGCTTTCGTCTGCGGTCGAAACCGTTCTCAACCCCTAGCGCGGCGGTGGCTCGTCGGCGGCTTCTCGAGCCGATCAATCCGGGTCGTCAACGAATGCACATCGTCACGCACCCGGCCGATATCCTTCGACTGCTCCACCATCAACCCGTGCATGTCGGTCAACAGATTCCGCATGCCGTCGAGATCCTCGCGCAGCGGGGTGGTGTGGCCGTTGACGACCTGTTCCTTGATGCCTTGCACTTTGGCGTTCAGATCATCGTGGGACTGATGGGCTCGTTTCTGGCCGCGCCGCAACGTGATGAACGTGGTCACCCAGCCGCCCACGACAATGATCGCGATGGCTAACACGTCTTTCCAATCATCCACATTGACGAAAGGAATCTCGTTCATGACAGCTTGACGGAGTTGATCACCGCCGAGGCAAGCGGACCAACCACCGGCACCGTATTCAACGCGTCGGATGCGGCGTTCTTGATGCGCTCCACCTCAGACACCGCAGACTGCGCCTGCGCCACCGTGGCCTGGATCGCGGTGATCGCCGCATCCGCCGGGGCGGGCTGGTCGCTCTTGTTGGGTGTTGCGAACACCGCGGCGAACGCAACCAACCCGGCACCCACACAACCCACCCAGCCCAACGCATCATGCGGAACCGATGTGGCGGCGGCGCCGCCGAACGCGGTGACGAACGCCATGAATGCCTTAGCGATAGTGCCTACCGAATACTTCATGGGTTATGCGCCTTTCGCTGAGAGGTAGTCCTTGAGAACAGTCGGGTTGCTGGCTTCGATGTCGGCCAGCACAGCCTTCGCGTGGGCGATGGTGGCCGCGTCTTTGAACTTTCCCTTGCCGGCGGCGGTGCGGGCGATCCGGTCGAGCGAGTCCTTGTCGCCGAGGCGGGCGGCGGATTCAACGAGCTCGCGGTGGTCGGCGGCATCAATCGACTGGATCATCCGCACAATCGGAATCAACGGCTCACCCGGAGTGGCATAGATCGACAGGGATTCGACAGACAGGTCGGACATCAGCAGCTCCAGGATCGGGTCGGTGTCGGGTGCGGGTGTGGAAGCGAGCCGGTTGTAGAGGGCAACGGCATCAGCGAATCGTTCGTCGTAGCGGCCGGGGAACGCTGAGCGTTGGACGTTTTGTGCGTACCAGCCGGGGCTGTTGGTGGGGTTGTTGTAGTCGCTGCGGACGAGCCGGTCATAGAACAGGCCGGCCGATTTGGCGGGGTCCATGAGTATGTCGGCTGGTCCCCACATGGGGCAGCGTTGCTGAAACAAACCCACACTGTCGTGGTCGGAGCCGATAGCGTCATACGGCAACTTCAACGACTCGGGGACCGAGGCGTTGGCGTACATCTTCAGATTAGACTCCACCAGCGCGGTCGTCAACGCGATCTGGATGCCTCGAGCGGTGATGCCGCGGCGCCGCCCTTCTTCAATGATGGCTAGTGCGTAGCGGTCCTGCTTCGATGTGACTGGCGGCGCCGACGTGCCGCCGCGCCGGAACGTGCTGTAGCCGTCCGCGCGGATTTTGCGGTTGATGACGTCTTGGGTGTGCGCGTTCTGATAGGTGTTGTAGCCGACCTGGAAGTGCATGGCGTCTTTGGGACTGTCCCAGTCGTTGCCCCACCAGATGGTGTCCTCATAGAAGTCGAGGAGGTCGCGCACGGTGTTGATCTGCGCGCTGGTGAATCCGGCGTTCAGGATCTGGAACGGGTGGGAGTTCCAGTTCAAGTCCAGGGCGGTACCACTCAAATGGTTGGACGTTGCCACCGAGTTGGTAGGCGTCCAGCAGGCGCTGTCGGCGTCCCGCAGCGGTTCGACATAGGCGTTGAAGTCCGCGGCGAACGCCCGCAGCAGGATCAGCGGCTGACCCATCTGAATCTGCAGCGACACATCCGTACCCGGCACGGTGACCCACTGGCAGGAATCCTGATCCACCATGGGCCACCCGTTCTCGGAGAACGAGTTGCCGTAGACAACGCGGGGCGCCATCAGACGTTGAGAACCCTAGCGACCCACGGCAGGAAATCATCGTCCCAGTGGCCGGGGATGACGTTCGGGTGGTCGCGGAAGTAGCGGACAGCCCACTTGAACGCCCACAGCGCGACTTTTGTCTTCACTTGATTCTCCTCATGATGCGATGCCAGAACAAGGCTTTCAGCACATAGCTCAGCGGGACGTGGTCAATGCAGGGGCAGCCGCACACAATGCAGCGGCGGGTATCCATCTACTGAATGACGGTGTGAGTGTGGTCGGAGGTGACACCGGACGCCGGCAGCGCAATCGCCAGCGACCGAGACACATCCATCGACCAGTTATCGCCATCGGTTTTCACGTCAATCGCCACGTCGTGCCCGGTCAACAGGGCGTCGGCCATCGTGATACCAACAGCTTTGATGTACGGTTCGTTCTTCCCGGCTTCGGGGTCCATCATCCTCTTCAGGTATTCCGGTGGGCGGGCCTGCCAGTCGGACAGGTTGTCGTTAACGACAATCGAACCATCAATGATGATGCGGACGTGGCTCATTTCTTCCCCTTCAGGTGGGCTAGTTCTTCTCGGAGAGCTTGCAGTTCAGACTTTTTGACGATCTCGGAGTCGCCGTCGGTTTCGATGACATGCACGATGGCCTCGCCCAGCATCTTCACGGTGTGCTCAACCTGCTGATACATTTCGGCGGGCATCGACGCCATCTTGAACAAGGGCAGCCGGATCGTCACCGGCTCCTCCCCGGCCTCTTTGTTTCCGGGGTGGGGTAAACCGTTGGTGAGTTTATTGGCGATCAGATCAGCGATAGCAGTGTTCACGATGCGCTGCCGTCCATGTCGAGGGTTGACACGGTGAATTCGCCGGATGAGCTGAATGCCCGAGCACCTTTGGTGATGGGGAATTCCCCGTAGAACGTTCCCCCTGTTGGCGCGGCGGACCACAGTGTCACGCTGTAGACCGTGCTTTCGGGTTCACCGCCGGTGAAGTTGATCAGTGATGCCAGGGAGAAGTCGCCGCTGCTCGACAGGGCACTCCAGCTGACGGGGCGCCGTGCTGCGGTAGTGACGTTTGCGGTCCCATAGAGTCCTGCCGAATCGTGATGCAACTGGGCGTAACTCAGGACGGCTTTGAGGGCGGTGGATGCGACGGCTATGGCCGCATCGTTAAGACCGGGCATTAGTCTCCCTAGGGGATGAGCGGGATGCCGACAGCACCCCAGTGGCTTACTCCAGCAGCAGTGGTGAGTGTGGTTTCCGTTTTCCGGTCCAGTGCTGCTGTGTCCTGATACAGGTGGGCGAACTCGACACCGTAGGTGTACGGAACATTGAATCGTGCGGAGCCGCTGGGGTTGGTGAATGCGGCCCCGTTCCATCCCCCGAAGCCGCCCACCACCACTTGGCCTGGTGCTGTTGGAACGGTGACGGTCGGCACTTCCGTCGAACCTGAGGTGGTGACGGCATTGCCGAAACTGGTGACGTTGGTGTAGGCGACGGAATTCACCCCAGCGTAGGCGCCGCTCGTTGCCGACAGGGCAATGGTTTGCGTTCCAGTTGGCGGATTCAACAACCCGAACAGGCGCACAGCGCCGTAGCCGCCAGAACCGTAGTAGTAGTTGAATTTCGCCCCGATCAGCGTCATCGCCACCCCGCCGCATGTTGCGGTTATGGTCGGTTCGGGATCAGACCAAGTGGATATCATGACGACGATGGCGTTCGCCGTGGCGCCGATGGTGTGCGAGTACGACCAGCTTGAGGCGTTGGCGTGGGCTCCCGTTCCTGTGGAGTCGTAGCCCACCACGGCGGGCGTCGTCGTGGTGCCGGCATTGCCACCCACCAAATCCAGCGCGGACAGCACATAGTTGCCGCTGCCGTCAAGTGTGGCATCCCCCGCGAGGATGAACTCGCCGTAGCAGACTCCACTGGTTGAGGCTGACCACAACGTGACCGAGTAGACGGGGCCGCCGGGTGTTCCCCCTGTGAAGTTCAATGATGAGGATATTCCGAAGTTGCCTGTCCCGGTGACGGTCCCCCAGGTGATGGACTTGCGTGTGGTTGCCGCGATGTTGGCGGTCCCATTACCGGCCGGCCCGGAATGAAGCTGCGCATACAACATGGCGCCTTTGAGTGCGGTGGCGGCGACACCCATCGCTGCGCTGTTCAGACCGGGCAAAGTCCTCTTCTCCTATGCGTCTGTTGAGGTTGCGAGGAAGTCGATCTGGGTAACGAGGAACTTGCCTTCGGCGTTGAACGCGTTGTCGCCGGACAGCAGGCATTCGGCGTAGCAGTTGCCGTCCGTTTCGGCGTCCCACAGCGTGACCGAATACGCGGCGCCGCCGGGTGTTCCGTCGGTGAACTCCAGTTGCGACAGCAACGCGAACTCCGTGGACGAAATGATCGACCATGTGACGGGTTGGCGGGCGGCGATGGCGATGTTGCTGGTGCCGTCCACCCCAGCGGAACCGGAGTGAAGTTGCGCGTAAAGCAGGCTGGCCCGCAACGTCGCCGCGGTCAAAGCCAACCCGGCAGAGTTGACCGGCATTGGTCAGTTCAACCCGTACACGAATAGCTGCTGCAACGTGATCGAGTTGCTGGACGAACTCGCAGAGCATGTGACGTTGAAATTCAGGAAATTGGTGATCGACGTGTCGAGGGTGGCGACGGTCGGCGTGGTCAGCGACGCACCCGCGCCCACACCATAGATGAACGGTGACGCGAGGCCGGGGCTGACAATCGTGCCGGTGCCGCGCACCGTCGAGTTCGCACCAGCCGCACCTTGGCTGACCAGCAGCACATCGCCCTGCAACTCCCAAATCTGGTTAGACACACCAGAACCGGTGGTTAGTGCAGCGGAGCCAAGCAGAATCGCAGCCGACGTGCTACCGGCAGACCCGCCGCGAATCGTGAACGTGTAGGTCGGAGTGCCGGTGGAACTGAGAATGCCCCTGGCGACGATGCGGATGCCACGCCCGACAGCAGTGGGGTTGGGCTGCCAAAAGTCCGGCGGCAAATGGCACTGAACGCCCATACCCGTGGTGTCGTTGATCTGCACCTCAGATGTGAACGACGCCTTCGCCGTCCCCGCCGTAGTCGAGCCGTAGATGAGCTCGACGTTCGTGCCAGTTAAGAAACTCACTGCTCCTCCTTTGCCAACCCTGATGGGCTGTTTATTTGGTTGGTTGTAACGGAACGCCGACAGAACCGATAGCGGTAGCTCCCGATGCGATGGTCGCCCCGAACGTCACCGACGGGTAAGCGCCAGGGCCGTCACCCGCGATGACGGCTAGACCGTTGCTTGCCGAATAGTTCCGGTTGGCGCGTTGGGTTTGGGTGTAGGCCGAGAAGTTGTAGATGTAGCCGGCGAACGTATGGAACACCAACCCGCCCGAGATGGAGGGGACGGCGAACGATGGCGAGGAGCTGACGCCGGTTCCGGTAGCGACGGTGCCGAAACCGCCGACACCCGAATACGAGAACGATGTTGGGGTGGTTTGGTAGCTGGCGCTGCTGCTGTTGAAGGTGACGGCCGCGGTCTGCGCCCCCGTCGCCGGGTTGAGCAGCCCGAACACCCACAGCGATTCGTAAGCAGTTCCGTCAAAGCCATAGTTCGTGACCGCCGCCAACTGGGTCATCGCCACCCCACCATAGGTGGCGGTCGTCGTGACCGTGTTGTTGGTGCAGAAACCACTCATCACGACGATGACAGCGTTGGCAGTCGAGCCCGCCGTGTGCGTCCACGACGATGTGCCGTTGTTCGCCACCACAGCCTGCGTACCGTTCGCGGTGGCATCGAATACGGGGCTGATGCGGCGAGTTTGCGATTGCGGTTTGCGGCGGAAGTTATTACGCAGCGCCATCGGCCCGACATTCGGGTTGGGGATCATCGGTCTGCGGTAGAACCGGAAAATCGGACTTTCTCCGACCGAATGCGTAGCCCACTCGCACTCTGTGTCAGCGACACCGACAAGGTCGGTGCGCACCCACCAACCCGGCGATGGCGACTGGACAGACCCCGGTTGTGTCATTGTTCTGCTGGCGGCGCTTCGACGGGGGCTGTGTCGGTGGATACCACGTTCGACCCACCCGAATCTGTAGTGATGGTGACGGTGACCGCATCGGTGACGGGAATTACCAGCGGCGGAGATTCGGGAATGGGGGACACCAAACTGTTCTCGGCGATGATCTGCGCGATGCGTTCGTCCACATACGTTTTGACAGCCTCACCCACCACTGCCGCGATTTCATGCGGCGGTGTCGGCGCATTCGCTGCAAGCATGGCATCCCGCTGGGCGGTGAGCCGTTCACCCAATGAGGTCACTGATCGACTCCGATCCACTGGTTGATCTTCGGCGGCCACGACGCATACGGAGGACTGAAAAGACTACTGGCCTGGTAATTGCCGTTCCCACCGAAACCCCACCCGCGATATGAGGCACCGTATAGAGACGTGCCGGAATCGGTGTAGGTGAAGATGGTTGTGCCGTTGACCTGACCGGTGAACTTCAACGGTGTGGCCGGTCCTTTGTCGCCGCAGTAGAAGGTTAGAGTCGAACCGGTGCCTGGGACGGTGATAGAGCCGCTGGTCTTCTGAACTTCCGTTCCGCCTGTGCAGATGAAGAATTTGTATAGACCGTCGCCGGAGAAGCTGAGCATCACATAGTTTTTGAAATCTGATGAAATCCGGCCAAGGAGCCACACGTTTGACACGGTGGGGCCATAAGTGGTGGGCGCGGAGCCTAGAACGACAGAAATTTTCTGGTAGTCGGTACTGCTTGACGATCCGGCGCCGCCCCATTTCAGGTAGGCCAGGTTATTCGCGGTCACGCCACTGGTATCGCCAACTACCCATGTAGCGTAATTGCCGTCCGCAACATAGCGGCCCGTCCCAGCCACCGAATACGTTCCCGTCCAACTACCACCCCCGGTGATAATGTCACCCGAATAGTTGAAGTCGTCCCCCGCGATGGTGCCGGACGATGTGGTGGCATCAACCTGAGCCACCTTCGCCGAAGTGGCCGTCACCGCAGCAGCCGTATTCGACAACACCGTCTTAGAGTCTTGCTGCGTGAACCCAGACCCGGTGGTGTTCCCCAAGCCGGTGACGATGTTATCGACGGTCGTGCCCACACCAGGGACCGCAGCATCAGGAATCAGATCGGTCTTCATCAGCACCGCTTCATCCATCTTCACCACACCAGCAGTGATGGACTGCGACACATGGAACTTCAGCCTGATCTGATCAACCTTCGCCGGGACTGTGTAAGTGCCCGTTAGTTTCACCCACGCGCCGCCACTGTCAGTGCCGGGGAAACTGATCGTGTCGATGACTGCACCACCAACATCGACATACACGACACCACCGGTCCTGGCGTCCCGAGACTTCCGGTACTTCTGAACACCGATGACAATCTCGTCGCCACCAGTACACACAAGGTCTTCCCACTTCGCCCAGCAGGTCAATGAAACGTTCTCATCGACAACAACCGGAACCTCGTTCGACAGGAAGTCCTGATGGTGGCCGTTGCAGTCCAAGTGGGCGCACCCGTTCGTGAGGTGCCCGTCGCTGCCATCCCACGACCAGTCGCGCGAACCTACAACCGTGTTGGGGTCGGTGAAATCCTGCGACACCAGCATGTTGGTGTCCGCGATGGTGACCGCCGTTGCCGGCGCAATGCCCACACTGTTTGTTTGAACCGTTCCCGACACAGCCGAACCCGCGACCGGAACGTTACCGGCGGCCAGGTCGTCCCTCTTGGCGATGTTCGCGCCCATCGCGGTGTACTGCCGCAGCTTAGAATCCGAGACAGCGGAATCGGCCTGCGCCCCAGTGGTCGAATCCGAGCGGGCACCTTGGAAGATGGTGACGGCCCAATCCGGTTGCGTCATGGGATCGGTTGAACCCTCACACCGAAGTGGGTGGTATCACCCGAAGTGGTGAATGTTCCCGACCCGGCTTGCCGCTCGGCCCGCAGATAGACGGTCGCCGCGTATCCGGCAAGAACCTTGTCGTACGTTGATGATGCGCCGCCAGGCGGGCCGGGGGACAGCACCGTCGTCTGATAGAACGACATATACACCGATTGCAGGGCTCCGAACCCACGTCCGACGATATTGCCGGATGTTTCGTTGTTCAGTCGGGCAATGAGATCAATCCGCACATCAGCCCAAGTGGTGTGAATAACGCTCTGCCCCGACACTTCGGGTCGCCAGTCGAACGGCTGCGCGGGGATCGCCACCGAGCACAGCGTGTAGTTCGGGTTACCTGACGGGGTGTTCGCAATCGAGGCGGGAACGTAACGATCCCCCACCTTCTGCGCCTGCAAACTGAACGTGGTCAGGTCATCGTTCACAACGGCGATCCGGCCAGCAACCGGAGTACCGAAATCGGATGGTGTGACCAAAGTGTCGCCAGGGATACCCTGCGGCCCCTTATGTAACGCCAAATCCAACGTGTACACACCGGGTGAGGTTTCGGTCCACGAAGCCGAATCAGCTGTGGGGTCGTCAGCTTCAAGCACAGTGAAGTTCACCGCCGACAGCGTCGGGGTATCGCCCTGGTCGCCCTTCACCAACGCGGGAAAGCTACCCAGCCCGCCCGTCGGCGCCGCCACCGCAATAAACATCTGGCTTGAGGCGTCCCAGTCCAGCGGCACACGGAACTGTGCGGTGTCGATGACGAGATACTCTTTGCCGTCGATGGTGGTGGTGTTCCACGTTGTGCTGGGCAATGGATTCTCCTAGCTCTGGGGCGCCAACGTTATGGTGTTGACGGCTTCGAGGACGCCGCTGATGAAACGCTGATGTTTCGCCAGCGGTGACTCTTCGGCCTTGCCGTCGCCGACTTGCACCATGACGTCGCGGGCATCGGGTGTGAGCCTGAACATGATGGTTTCGATGTAGTCGGTGAAAATCTTTGTGCGTCCGTCGTAGACGAGGGAGACGAGGCCGCCTTTGAAGATGTCGAGGCCGAGCTTGTACACTTCGCCGTCGCGGAATAAGAACTGGCCCGACACGTATCCGCGGCTGTCCCAGAAGGCGTTGAGGAACCCGAACACGGTTTCGATGTTGTACGGGGCCGATGCGGTGGGGTGGATGACTTCGATGCACGGGTGGTACGGGCCGTAGGTGGCGCGGCGTCCGTAATGCTCGATGAGCTGAAAGGCGAGGATGGCGTTGTTCAGGAAGCCGTCAAACAGGTTCGAGGGGATTCCTATGAATCCCAGCAGGATTGAGATCGCGTCGATGATCCAGCCGAAGATGAAATTAAACAGGTGGTTGAGCCACTGCGGTGACCGGCCACCTATGATGTGTTGCCATCCCTTCTGGGTGTGGAATGACAGTTTGCAGCTAGCGACCGATCCGCGTTCGCTGGGATCGGGTGCGATGATGACAGCCCACGGCGGCACATAGTTCAAACCCAGGGCTGGCGATGAGAACACACCGGACATGCCGGGGACGGTCTGCACGATGTAGCCCATGTCCCCGAAGAACGAGCCCAGCAGATCGACAATCGTCCGCAGCACCGAATCAAGCACGGTCCCGGTCGGGCCGGTGATCTGGCTGCGGTCAACGATTTTCACCACATACGACGGCTGGTACAGACCGGCCCACGGATCGGGTTGCGGATCGCCGGGCAACCACAAATCAACCTGCACCGTCGTGCCGTAGGCGCGGGTAATGTCCTGAATGACCGAGCCGCACGTTTCCATCCGCACCGTGCGGGCCACCAAACCCGATCCATCGGTGAACGGGTTAACCGGCGAGACGTAGATCGGGGTGCGTAGCCGGTCGTACAGGCTGCCACCGAGTAGTGCTGTGCCGAACCAGGCCCGTATGTCGGGGTTCAGCGACAGTGCATTATTTATGAATTCGTACATGCCCAATTGAATTCTCATACTGCACTCTGAAATCATCTGGGCGATAACGGTGTTCAATCCCCAGATGAAGATGGCGCGGCCCGGTATCTGCGTTTGGATCGGCAGCAGCCAGTTCGGCCAGATCACCAAATAATTCAGTATGTCCCAGATGCCCAGGCAGTGGGCAGTGCCCACCCACTCGTTGTTGTTGTACTCCCAATCAAACGAATCGACATAGAACGCCATGCGCAGGCCGCCGGTTTCGACGGTGACACCCACCATCGTGTCCCTGCAACCCATGAACGTGTGGACGTACTTGCTGCCGCCCTTGATTTTGATGGAACACGTCGGCACATTGTTACGCGGATCAGAGCCGGTCAACTCCATCAGGTCGTCGCCAAGCTCGCCAGTCTCACGCCAATAGGCGTCGTACAGGCGAACCTTCCACGTCTTGTCGTAATACTCGCGGTACTCGGCGATCTCATCAGCGGCAATCGCCCGCGACATCACATCACTGTTGGTCAGCGTGCTTTGCAGCTTGGTGAGACTCTGACCTGGGTCGAGGCCGGCCACCGGACTGGACCCGAACGTGATGCCCGTGACGTTGCTGCCAGCGTAGGAGTAGTAGCCTTTCGCGGTGTTCGCCATCAGTAAGGCAACCTGCGCAACGGTGTGCCGGAACCGATGATCTGGCTGTCCTGGTTGCCGTTATCAATGCGGCAGGCAACGTGATACAGCGTCGGCGCCGCGCCGGGTGATTTCGCCGGGATGGGCTTCGCGAAGCGGCCACTCATCAACTGGTACGGGTTGCCGGTCGGCGTGAGCACACCGAACACCGACGACAGGGGTGCAGTGCCACCCATAGACAGGAACGATAGGTAATCGTTGTAGGCTTGCGAAAACTCGGCCTGCGACTGCGACGACGTTGGCTTCGTAGACATATCAATAACGCCGCGCTTACGCGGGTCAGTACGCACCTGAACGATCTGATTCGGCAGCAACGGCCCGATCTTCACCATGTCGCTACTCGACGGGCCACCCGCAATCCAAAACGTTCCCGGCCCGAAAAGGGTGTAGCGCGGCCACATATCCTGATCGCCCGGATTGCTGAACACCAGATAACCCTCTTGCGCCGATGTGGCATTCACACCCGCAGACCAGCGCCGCACACCCAGCGGACGAATCACACCAGACCCGGTCGCCTCACCAAACCCAACCTTGCGGTACGACGAACCAACATTCGACGTAGTGCCAGTCTCTTTGGCGGTGAAAATCTCCGAACCATTCCGCAACACCTTGTAAGTGCGCGCATCATCCTCAGTGCCGCACACCAGAGTGAACTTCTCACCCGCATACGGTGCCGGGGCCGCGTTGAAGAACCACCAAAACCACCAGTTAGACCAGTAGCCGCCATAACCCTGTTCGCGGATCACCGTCTCCGAGCCGCTGACAAACGACGACAACCGGATAGTGGACGGGCCGAGCCTGCAACGAATACCGTCCGCGCCCGCGGTGCCGCTGTTCGCCATCCGAGCCCACAAATCAATGTAGGTGTTCTCCGGGTAGGTGGGCTGACTGTTGGTGCCCAGCTGCACCGACACCACCATGTTGTCCGCGCCGCATGTGTAGCTGGTGCGGCGGGCCACCACCGTGCGAGCACCCTGAAATGAGGTCATGGCTTGGTCGCCGTTGACGTACAGGCTGCCCGAGCCGGCGCCGCTGTATTGGGTTGTCCAGCCGGTGACCGGATCGCCCTCCGCGATCAGGTATTCAAACTCGTCCACCTCATCGTCGTAGGCGAAACGAAATTGATCCACAGCCGGGTAGGTCTGCCAAAATCCGCTGTCGCAGCGCAAACTCAACGTCATCTTCTGGCTTTTGTTCGCTATTCCCGTGATGTTGTCATCGAACGGGCGGTTCCAGCGCACAGGCGCCCACCACCGACCCGCCTCATGCGTATACCACGACAACTCCGAAAGCTGCTTGGTGTCAATGGAACTCACCAAATGGGAGACGACGCGCCGCAAATGCGTGGCATCCCGACCGACACAGTTAACATCCAGCGACACCTCCAGCGGATCATAAAGCGAGTCCACGAACGTCGTGCCGTCCTGCGTGGCGCCCTTCTGCTCGATGACCTTCCATGGCGCCACCAACCCCTTGATGCCCTTCAACTCCACACGCTCAGGATTAGTGCGGTCACACAATGCCAGCGGCCCCATCAAGTTGAACACGATGCTGTTGTCGTAAGACCGCAACGCCACATGCGGCACACGGTCCTGAAACAGCTCGTAGCCGCCGTGCGGGGTGATCGCCCCAGACGGGTAGCGGACGCTAGGGCCGAACGTCATCGCTGACCAGGCCCAAGCGTGGCGCTCTTTACGGCGTTGTCGGTGGTCGCCTTGAGCATGTTTGCGGTGCTTTGATCCACGTTTTGAACCCCGTTGATGTTGAGCGTCACGTTGTTCGGCTGGCTTCGACTAGCACTTGGATCAGTGGGTGGTGCCGGGATCGTCATCGGGGCAGGAGCCTGTTGCTGCGGGACTGGCGTCGGTGCCTTCCCCGCCATGTTGGGCAACTGTGGACCGAGTCCGACAAATCCGCCGGCAATCCTGCTGAACCAGTTATCGTTTGCGATTTCGGATGCGCCCGTGGGCAGGAACGTTTCCATCAGTGCCTCAACCCCGATGCCAGCGGCTTGACCGCCAGCCTTAATCGCTCGCTGAATCTCTTGGCCGGCGATCTGCACTGCCGCGCCCGATCCGGGCGCGAACGAATCCGCGGCCATCGCCGCGGCACCGATACCGGCACCGAACAAACCGCCACCACCACCGACCGAGCTGCCGTTCTGGGCGTCGGGTTCAGCGCCACCGATCTGTGACGGCCCCTGCTGTCCAGGTGTGGGTGCAGGCCCAGGCACCGGGCCACCAGCAGACATGTTGCCTGCGATGTTCGGTGCCATGATGTCAGCGGGTTTCGCCATCTGATCTGGGCGAATAACGGCTTCGGGCTTGCCCGTGTTGTTCTGCACCACGGTCGTTCCCGGCGGAATACCGGGACCGTTGGCACCCGCATCGTGCAACTGCGGCTGGCCGCCGTAATTCAACCCCAAGAGATTGCCGGCGCGATCCATAAGCGGCCCCCACGGCTGCTCACCGCCCTTTGCAAGCGGGCCACCGACAGAGGTTGCGGGCAATGCCTGCTCTATCGGCAACCCACGGTTCTTTTCAAGCTGATTCAGGTAGGCCAGGGTGTTGTAGTACGGGTCGCTGCGTTGTGACGGATCAATGCCGCCCGCTTGGGCGAAGGCGGGCTTTTGCTGGAACAGGCCCATCACATTGTCGGCGTAAGCGTCGCCAGATTGCCCTGGCGCTGGCTGTGTGCCGCCGCTACGCTTCGGATCAAGGCTGCTCTCGCCGAGCGCATAGGCAACGATGGACTGGGCATCGTGCTTTGAATAGCCCCGCTGGGTTGCCATGCCAAAGATCATTTGAGCAATCTGGCCCGGATCGCTCATCGACGCGGAGTCCATGCCTGCGGGCTTGCCCGTGGGGTTGCCGTCTTTATCCGTTGGGCCGCCGAAGCCGAGACCGCCACCCGGCATGTTGACCACATAGACCGGGGTTGCGCCGCTCATGCTCGCGAGTTGCATCCCGCCATTACCCTGCGCGATGGCTTGCATTTGCGACGGGTCGCCGTTGAAGTGTGCGTCAATGTGGTTCTGGTGCCCCGGCTGGTTGAACGTGCCGCCACCAACATTCTGGCCCTTGTCGCGCCAGATCGAATACTTCAGGCCAAGCTCCTGTGCGTGAGATTGCAGCCACGCATTAATCTCGTCGCCGAGCTCCATCTGGTCAGGACCGATAGGAATGTCAATCGACAGACCCTTGTCGTGCGTGTTGGGGGCTGTGTTGTTGTCTCGACTGCCGCCGATCTTCCCGCGAAGCTGCGATCCCCACATCTGCTCGATCAACGCGGATGCATAACGCGACTGCGGGCCGGATGCGACCTTGCCGGTGTCCTGCAAGATAGACGGCATACCGATCTGGGACGGCGACACCATCGCCGTGGACCCAGACTGACTTAAACCAGACGAGAACCCTGGCATACCGACACCGGACCAGTCCATGAACTCAGGCCCAAACGCGCCAGCCGCGCCCAACATGCCCATCAGGCCGCTACCGGTCTTGTCGATACCGCCCTGCGCCGCCGAGATAGCGTTCAGCGGGCCGAGCAGCGGGGCCGCCGCGATATTGCCGATGAAGCGAACCAGATTGTCGGCCAACCCCGGCAGCCCCTTGCTCAGGCCGAAGTCCTTGTCGAGAGCGGCACCGATCTGGCCCAAATCATCCGCCGTCTTCGACAGATTCCCAGCGGCTTTGGTCATCTGCTTGTACTGCTGCTCGTAGGCGTTCTTCTGCGCGTCCGCGAACCGCATCTCCGCTTCGGTCTGACGCCGCTCAGCCTCGGCAACATCGTTCTTAGCGGCCAGTAACTCCTGCTCAGTGTGGTTGTTATCAGCCTGAACCTGAAGGACTTTAGCCTTCTTCTCTTCCAGGTCTTGGTTTGCCTTCCACAGCGCAGTCTGGGCGCTGTACACCTCGGATGTGATGGGGACACCGGGCTGAACAGGGGGAAGGTCACCAAACGGGACCGCGGGATCGCGTTGCCCTTCCTTCTTGCCTTTCTCCGCTTCAGATTTCGGCGTCGGCGTAGGAGCCAGTGTTGACCTGTCCGGCCGAACACCCCACGGCGTTGAAGCGGCGGCGCCGCCACCCGCGAGCGGGTTCCCGCCGCTGTAGGTCGGCATCGGCCCCGCGGGTTGCCCCGACTTGATCTTGTTGATCCAGTCGAGCATCGCGCCCTGGTACTGCAACGCCGACGACGCCGCGCCCACCGCGCCGCCGAGAACGTGCATGGAGCCGGCCAGATCATTGTTCGCGCCGATACTCTTGTTCGTCTTTTCAACGATTTCATCGAGGCGCGATGACCAACCGGGCAGGACGCTAGTCGCCATATTCCCGGCGCCCTTGCCGAACTCCTCAAGGTTCTTCGCCGCCCGAGTAGCTTCCGCCCCGAAGTCCTGAAGTTTCTTGCCGCCCGCCTCGCCGAACTCCTTGACAGCCTTCAAACCAGGGCCGAGCAGGAAGTCGGGAACCTTCTGCAATGGTTCAGCCAACTTCTGGAAATACTCGCCGACGAGATTCGCCGACGTACCCAACGCCTGGGCGATCATGGCGAACGTGCCCGCCGTGATACTGGCCTGCGCGGCAATAATCTCACCCATGACGATGGCGGCGTGACCCACCTCGCCGAAGAAATTGACGATCTCAGCCTTATGGGTGCTGATCCAGTTGTTGAGGTCATCGAACGCTTTAACGATCTGCGGGCCAACCTGCTCCGCAATCGGACCCAGCCCGTCATAAATACCGAGCTTGACGCCCTCGATGCTGTTCTTGACGGACTCCACGACACCGGGCAGACCGTGCATCTGTGCGGCAGCCAACTCAGAGGCCGACCCTGTGCGCTCCAAAGCTTGCCGCTGCTGATCCCAGATCGGTGCCGCATCGTTGGCGGCGAACATGGCGGCGCGAACAGCATCGGTGCCGAACAGGGTTGCGGCAGCGTTGTTGAACTGCTCCTGCGTCATCGACCTCGACGCATCAGTCAACTGCGCCATCATCTCGCGATAACCCACGAAATTGCCCTGCGCGTCGGACAGTTGCAGATTCAGCGCCTGCATCGCCTGCGCCTGCTGATCAGACGGTGACTGCCACGCCAATAGCGACGTCTTCATCAACGTGCCGGCGTCTGAACCCTTTACACCCAACTGGGCGAACGTGTCCAAGGTGGCGACGGTGTCCTCAAACGAGATGCCGAACCCGGCGGCAACCGAACCGGCCTGCTGCAACGCCAACGACAACTCGGGGATTTCCACCGCTGAAGCGTTCGCCGCGTTGGCGAACACGTCAGCCACATGCGCGGCATCCTGCGTCTTCAACTGGAACACGTTGATGGCATTGGTCTGAATCTTCGCCGCGTCGGCGGCACTGATCTGCGCTGCCGTGGCAAGCTGTAGCGTTCCCCGCGCCGCTTCCATCGACTGCTCAACACTGAACCCGCCCTTGGCGAGTTCCGTCATCGCCGTCGCCGCATCCTGCGCCGACACCCCGGCCAGTTGGGTGTCCGAACCCAATGCACGCGCAGCAGCCTGCATCCGCTGCATCTCAGCCTCAGTCGCCTGGGTGACACCGCGGAACGAGTTGACCGTGCGATCAAAGTTCAGGCCAGTGTCTAAAACAGCCTGGAAGCCGTCCGCGAACTGCCGGCCCGCCGCCTGTGCAACGTTCAACAAGCCACCCGCGAGCAGGAACCCGCCAAAGGCACTGACGAAACTCTGAGCGGCGCTGGTGCCCATCCGGCCCATATTGCCGACACCGAACGCCCGACTCAGCGACGTGTTCGATATTTGGGCGTTCTGAACACGTCGTATCGCGTCAGCGTATTCGCGGTAGTCCTGAACCGATTCGCGGACTGCGCGGGCCTCATCTCGCTGTGCCTTCGCTAACCGCTCCGACTGTGCGATGCGCTGGGAACGCGATGAATCATTGCCCAAAGCATCAAGTTTGGCTTGTTCCTTCGCGACACGCCCAGCCGCATCAGCGGCCCGATCATAGGCCCGTTCCCAATCGCGGGACGCCTTGTTGAGTACCTTAGTGGTGTCGTCCAACGCCCCGGACAGCGACTTGTTGAACGCATCACCGGATGTTTTACCGGCGTTAAGGAAGAACTTTTCCGCGGTTTCCCCGGCGCGGCGGAGACTCTTGTCGTCGGCTGTCGCCTTGACCGGCAATAAGATTGCCATCTACTCCACCGTCCTTCCCTCAATCATGAAAACCCTAAAGCGTTGAACAAGTCGTCCTCAGATTGCTTCAGTTCGGATTCTCGCCGCTCAGCCTTCTCTGCCAGCTCACGCTGCTCACGCAAAGACATGAACACCTTCGGCATGTACTCATTCGGTCCGCCCACATATTTCGCGGCCCGATACAGCGCCAGTTCCTTATGTATTTCGGTGAGAATCTGAACGTCTTCCGGCCAGTCACCTTCCCGAAGGAACGTTTTGTACGCGCCCCTATCAGACAGATGCCTCATCAGCGTCAGCAGTTCCCGGCTCGTCATCCGACCCTGATGCCAGTCCGCTATCCGAATCCCCCGAAACCTCAGGTCCGCTTCGATCTCGGTCGGAGCCTGCGCCCACATCACTATCGCGATCTCCACTTTTGGGATCACGATCACGCCACTCCGCGAACTCGGAATCCTGCTGGCCCCAGATGATCTGAATGATGCTTGGGTTCACGCCATCAGCGGCGGCTTCCTTGGCGCCGTCCTCACCCCACAGCACTGCGGCGATCCGCATCTGATACGAGGGCTTAACCAACTTGCCCTTCTTCTGGTGCGGATAGATGGTTGCACCGCGGGCGATCAACCGGCCAGGGATGACGGACCCATCGGGGCCGGCAACGTCCGGGGCATAGATGTCAGGTTCGCGGTCGTACTCGTTGCGGATCGAGAACTGCAATTCGTCCCAGCGGTCTTCCTGTTCGGCGTCGAGCAGATTCTTATGCGGTATCTCCCAGAGTTTGCCGCTTTTGCCTTTGACGTAGCGGCTGGCGAGGAACCCCATCGCCTCGCTGGCCTGGTCGCGGGCGTCCTCGGCCTGGATGATGATGCGGCGCTGCTTAGGTGCCATGATGGTGGACTGTTTCCTTCCGAAATGATTGGGCTGCAATGGCTGTAAGAGCTCACCGGGTGGACGACAGCCCACGCCCACCCGGTGAGGGTCTTAACAGGGACTAGCTGGAATCAGCCATCTCGTCCCACGCGGCGCCACCAACCCAGGTGTACTTCAACACCGGGCGATACACGCCGTCCTGAACCGCCATGAAGTAACCGTCAGGCAGAGGCTGGAACGTGAGTTCGCAAGCCTCCGAGTCCTTCTTGTCCTTCTTGGAGTTGCCGATGTCGGTGAGCTTCGCCAGCGCGTAGCCATCGACCTTGTAGAAGGGCTTGCCGTTCTTCTTCAGTTCGCGTACCTCGAGCACCTGGCGGCCGACGTTGTCGCCGTCCAGGGGGCGGCCCCAGCCGCCGGCTTCCGGGGTGCCCGGAAGTTCCACGATGTCCAGCCCGTTCACGTCGCACAGCGGCAGGTTGTAGCGCAGACGACGCACCACCGGCTTCGCGGTTTCCACCGTGGTGAAGGAGAACGGCTCACCTTCTTCGGTGATGTCCGAATCGAACGGGAAGTTCGACTGGAGGATCATGAAGTCGTCGTTTTTGACGTTGGGCTTGCTGGTGGGGCCGTCGCCTTCCTTGAACGCGCCCACAAGGTGGAAGCCTTCGTTCGGTGCGGTGTTGGCCAGCCAGTACCCGTTGACCTTGTGGTGGGCGAACAGGTCGCCGCGCCACTTGCCGTCAGACGCGAACGGTGACCAGTTGGTGGCACCGTTGGAGGTGTGCGGGGAGATGTCGGTGTCGGCGCCGCGAGCATCGCGGATCAGCACTGAAACAAGCTTGCCGCGTTCCAGGAACTGTGCGTCAACATCTGAGAAGCCGGCGCCTGACCACGTAGTGCCGGTTGCGGGGATCGACATAGTGTCGTGTCCTTTCGGATTTGTTTGCACCGGAATGCAATCCGGCATGAAACACACACCCCGCGGGATTACGGGGTGTGCAATGTGGGCTGTGGGTTACGGCAGCGCCGTAGCGCCGTCAGGATTCGTCGTTGACGGCGACGTAGGAGAGGCCCAGCTCGTAGCGGGCCGTGTAACGCACCACACGCTCATTCGCGTATGGCATACGCACGGGTTTCATCGTGCAGTTGACGTAGTCGGCGCACACGGTGCAACCGTTGGACACCACTACCTCGGGAACGTATCTGGCGAGGTACATCATGGAGCGGTGCCCGATGCGGGACGTTTCCTTCGCCGCCTGCGCCGCAGTCATACCCTCGCGGGCCGTGTCGAAGAAATCGACCTGAATCACACCATCGCTGGTGCCGTAGCATTCATCGTCGCTGCCAACGATGTACTGCACCTGGGCGAACGGCAGCTCGTCATCGGATTTACGTTCGGTGGCCGACCGCATCACCGATTGCAGCCACGACACCACGAAGTCCTCTTCGTCTGGGGTTTCGTGGTCGAGCAGGTCAGGCATCGTCACCACCGATACCTTCGCCTAATGTGCCCTTGAAGTGGTGGGCTGTTTTCTCGCCGGGGGCAAGTGCTTTCGTTGGCCCCGGTTCGCCAGTCCCATATTCAATCCAGTGCGCTTTGAAGTCCTTAGCGCCCACCACACCCTGGCCGTGTTTCGCCTTCTTAATGACCTTCACAGAGGCGGCGTACTTTCCTGTCCGCACAGGTGAAAGGTTCCGCCAGTACGGGACGACCTCGTCCTCCATGAATTTGTTGATCGCGGTGTCAATGGCTGCTGATGAGCGGATCGCTTTGGCGATGTCCTCGTCGGAAACCCCGTACTTGCTAAGAGGATTCATCAGTGTCATCCGGTCGGTAGCGTTTACACATGATCGTCACATGCTCCACCGCGCCGGCCATGTCGTACTTCGGCATGACCTCGCCATCAACCTGATAGCGCACACCGTCACACAACACCTCATCCCCCGACACCACATTCAGCACCGGGCTAGTCGGCGGGGCCGTGCACTTCCACACCTGCGTCGTCGTATCCGTCGAACCGTCAGAGGATTCCACCGACGACACCGGACGGAACCGGCAACCCGACACCACAGTCTCCGACCGTGACTCCGCAGCAATCCCCAAATAGCCAGGGGTGTTGCTGCGGGTCACCGTCACCACAGTGATCGACTGCCCACCGAACGTCATGGCCCCGGCAGAATCCGATACGGGGCCAGCAACGCCTCATTCAACGCCGACGCCGCAGCAGCAAACCACTCATACTCCACGTCATCAATCTTCTTACGTTTCAGAGACGAATCGTCCCGCGAACCCTCCAACGCCGCAGCAGCCTGCGCCACAGCCACATCGAAATCCGGTGCGCTGGTGTAGCCGTGAGTGAACGTCACCTCAACAGCCGCATACGCAGAAGTCCACCAGGCGCCCGAACGTTTCCGAATCTGGCCGCGCTTCGACACCCGCAGATCATCCACATCCAACGCCACACCATCCTCAGTCACAGCAGTGACCGCGGTCAGATACAACGTGGGAAGTGACAACACCGGGCCGCCCGAGCCGTCGATAGTCAACGTCACCGTCTCCGGTGGTGTCACACACCACCCGCAGTAACGCCGCGCCGCGGCCAGAGCCGCCGCATCATAATCGACGGCCATCAGCGTCAGGACCGCGCAACCGAGTTAACGGAACCGTTGCCCGACACCGCAACCGCGGACAGCGCCCCACCACTCGAGGTGGACGCCGACGTGACCACGATCCGCACATACCGCTTCGTGGGGCGCACACCGAACGACTTCACAGTGTTGTCCTCCGACGCCGTGTACGACGGCAGCGAACCCAGCACCCGCCACGTATCCACAGCGGCATAGCCCGAGCCACTCGAGTCGGACTCCTCCACCGTCACCGCATAGGTGCCGTCAGTGAGGGTGTGGGCGGTCACCACGAACAGGATGTCGCGGAAGTTGTTGCCATACAGGGCGGTATCCACGGCGGTGCCGTTGGTGGTGGTGTCGGACGAGATCGACGTGTACTGCAACGCCTTCACCGCCAACGTGTTGTTGTAAACAGACTTCGTCATCACAGCTCGCTTTCAGGGGTCGAAACAACAGGGGCGGGCTGCTCAACAACCTTCCGGCGGCGATGCCGCACCGAAGACACCGCACGCACCTCACCAGGCGCGGCAGAAGCCGTTTCCGAGACACGCTCAACATACGAGGCCACCGGCTCGCAGAACTGTTCGCGGCCCTTCAAATCCGGGTCATCCGCGGCCAGCAGTTCGCCGGCAACACAGATGCGGGGTACACCATTGCGGGACGTGAGCGCGAACGGCTCACGCACACGATAAAATTCGGCCATCAGGCCCCTTCCTTAGAGGAAACAACAAACAAATGAGGACGGCCAGTAAGCCTCGCCTCGACATACTCGCGGTAATGCTCAACCACAAAATCAACTAAGTCATCAACACGCTGGCCGGCCAACTGCGGCTTCACCCATAACTCAAGATTCTCAATCCGGTTATCGTGACGAATCCCGTTGATGTGGTGGACATTCTCATTTCGTCGGAGCGGCCGACCAAGATGTTGCTCCATGACGTAGCGGTGCTCAAGAACCCGCTCACCGCCCCGATATACAGTGCGATATCCGCGGTGGATTGACCCAGTACCGTTCGTAAACTTTCTCCGGTCAGGTTCGCCGGGATGTCCGTCCTTCATCACTCTCAAATAGTGAAGGTTGCAGTATCCACGGGCTTTGCGCGATTCCCCACACCCCTGTACTCTGCAAATCTTTGTCAGATGTTCTGCAGGCCCACAACTTCCGTCAGTGCTCTGCCTAAGCCAGTGCATCCCGCACAGTCCGCGAGCCTTTGCCTTCGCTTCACACCCTGCAACTTCACAGACAGTGTTCGTACCGGGGAGCCTTCTGTCGGACTTTCGCCGATACCGACCGCGGTTAATCCGATTGATCCGGTCATTTTTACACTTCGGCGAACAGACCAGAGCTGGGCGCGCTCCTTGGCGGATCGCCTGTTCAAATTGCCTGCTACATTCCGAGCATACTAAATTGCGGATATTCATTCCGTAATTCTTTCTTCCAGAGGGGGCGGGTGGCCCTGGCCCTCTGAAACCAGGGCCACCCTGTCCGCTGTGATCAACAGCGGAAGATGTTGCAGCGCAACCTAGCTGGCACTCACCACATCAAGCAGTCGGAAGGCATTGTCATTGACCGAGTCGGAACCGACACGGTAATAGGCGTACCAACCACGCTGTCCCGTAGGACGATTGTTAGATGTGCTAAATAGGTGCGGAATAAACTCAACCGTCATTCCGACACGATCAGCAATAACAAAATTGCTGAAGTCACCGAACAGCAGGGCGTAGTTGTGAACCGCACCGGAGGTGGTGATGGTTCCGTCCATCGCCTCAGCCTCGAGAGCCGGCCGACCCAACAGCTGGGACGGACGATCCGCGCCAACCCGCTCCCACAGACCCGCGCCGCCGGCAGTGTCGAACTGGCGAATCTTGTTGTAGATCAGGTTGTTGGCAAGCCACGACGCCATCGGCCGATGGCGGGCCGGGAGGGCGCCCTGCACCGAGTACACATCCGCCAGGGCGAAGGTGTCATCAGCAGCCGCGTTCACGATGGACGAACCACCCGTGAGCGCGGTGATGATGCCGGTCGGCTGGCCCGTACCGGAGCCGGTGATGAACGCGGTGGCCTCGAGCTCGTCCTTGCCGAAGGCGAGGAGCTTGGCGACCTCGGCGGTCACGTTCTGCTCGTCGGCCAGCGCCTCGATGCTGATCGGCACGAAGCCGGCAGCCTTGTACACCGGGATCGACGGCTGAGCGAACGTGGTGGAGTCGTCGGAAACCTGGGCGGCTTCCGCATCCCACGACCACGACACCGAACCCGACGACACACCGTTCCACACGTCCCCGGTGGCGACCACAGAGCGGGCCACCGAGCGGATGTCGTTGCGCGAACCGGACGCCGTGATGATGACGGTCGGATCGAGCTGGAACGGAACGAGGTAGCCGCCCGCGTTGTCCGTGAGGGACATGGCGCGGAAATGCTCAGCCTCGTTGAGTGCACGCACCTCGTCAGCCGACAGGGTGTGCTGCTGGTTGCGGGCCATCTTCGACCAGGCCCGCAGATAGGCGGGGCTGGAGGTGATCAGGCACTGGCGGGCCAGCTTGCTGTCCACGGTGTCGTAGGTTTCGAGGATGGTGGTGGCGGCCTGCCGAACAGCGTCAGAGGTGCCGGCCATCTTCTCGATGGCGGACAGGGCGCGGGCACGCAGCTCGCCGGCAACCTCACCGGACTCGCGGCCGAAGGTACGGACCTCCGACAAATCCCACGGGTTACGGAAACGGCAGTCCTCCACCGAATCCGGCTCGAGGATCGCGTCCCGGTCGTAGTCGCTGCGCGAACCCTGCGAGGAACCGGCTTCGACGCGAATCCGACGGCCCTTCTGCGGGGCGGTGCTACGAACCTTAGCCAACTCGGCGGCGACCTCGAGGCGTTCGACGTGCTGCTCCAACTGGCGGAACTCGTCGGCCAGCCCGTCGAACTCGCTGCGATCCTCCGCGGCGATCTCGTCCTGCTCACCGATCTCTTCCATGCGCGCATGAATCTCTTCCATGCGCTTCACAGCCTGGCTGTGAGTGAGGGTAGGGGCGGTCTTCCGCTCCTCCTGAATGTCGTCACTCATGACAACGGTTCCTTTCGGATTGTGTTTAGTGAGGGGTTATCGACGGCGCTTCAGCAGTGAGTCGCGCTGATTCCGAAGTCTCAGATCGACATCACGCATTCCGCGCTGCTTCGACGGGCGCTCACCTACAGCAGTTGTGGATCGCTGCGCGTCGTCGGACGAATCAGCGTGCTCAACTACCGGATCGGTGTCTCGCTGCGCTTCATCGACCACTTGGGCTGAAGTTTCTTCTTCGGCTGCGTCACGGTCAGCCATGTCGGCCACAATCATTGCCTCGGCCAGGATTCGCCGCTGCTCCGCGTCACCACGCCGCAACGCACCCAGATCAATCACCGACCGGGTGGATACCGACGTGTCCGCGTAGGCGGGCCACACCACTGGTCCCATCTCGGGCACCTTCACCTGGCGTAGCGTGCGGATCGGCAGTTCTTCCTCCGGGTGATCCATCGCGCGCGCCAACTCGTTAATCAGGGCACGCTCATCACGAATCGGGCTGCCATCAGCGCGGGTCCACGCCTCCTGCACCACACCGAACCGGAAACTCATGCCGTTGATCGCTTCGGCCTCAATGGCCTGCCGCACAAGGTCAACGAGCGGATGATTCAGGAACCGGCCAACAATGTGGGCGCCGCCCTCCGGGGCCAAAACCGGGTCAACCTCCTCGGCGATGCGTTCCAGCTTCGCAATCGGAATCGACCCAATCGACGGATGCCGGCCGTGATCGAACTGAATCTTCGGCGGCGTTTCCTTGAACGACCTTTTCATCGCACCGGGCGCGATCTGCTCGCGGAACCGGCCCTCATAGGAGTCGATCACCGTCATGCGGTTAAACACCGCACCCCAACCATCAAGTGTCATGCCGTCACCCGTGGCGGCGTCCCGAACAATCGAGAACGGCGCCTCACGCACACCCTCAGCCGGCGGCATCACCGAACGCTCACTGCTTGCCATTAGCACCTCCAGTGCCGTTGTTATCGGCCGGTGGAGGGCTGGTTCCCGGCGGTTGTAGCTGCACACTCGTCATACCCGTGTGATCAAGCAGGCCAATAAAGTCATCAGCGTCCACGGCGGCCACCGAAGACTCCGGGGTGAACCCCGACGCAATCAACGAACTGATCGTCGCGGCCCGAACCTGCTGAATGTTGGCTGCGTCCGCCTCATCCTCACGCAGAAACGGAACATCGGTGGCGTCATACCACAGGCGCGAACCAGGATCGGGTGGCGGCACAATGCGCTGCAACGTGCCCGCCAGGTTCTGCCACAACGGATGCGCAGTACCATCCGCCAACCGCCGACGGGCTTGCGCGTAGTTGGAGTAGGTGGACGAATCCAAACCCTTCGCCAACCCCACAATCACCGGAGGAACACCAGCCGCCGCGGCGATACGCACCTCGCCACCCTCACGCACCTCAGCGAAATCAATCTCCCGCAAATTCGAGCCCACCGCGGTCACATCCGCACCCGGATACAAATTCAGGTTCTTCCAAGCGTTATCCGCACCACCGTGCTTCGACGCGACTTCCTCCGACCACTTCTTGATCGCCTCGGGATCAGCCAGCGGATTGTGCTTGATGACAAGGTTGACGGTGGCGCCGTTGTCGAAAAACTTGCCCTGATGCCGCGTCATCGCCTGATCCGCATGAATCTCACGGATGATCGGCGTCAACCACGACATGCCCCGATAGGTGGCGAGCGGATCAGGGATAGGGGCGAAATGCGCCACCTCATCAGCCAAAAATGCGGTCGGCTCCTTCTCCGCGCCCCGGCCGCCCTCCCAATACAGGTAGCCCACCTTGCGCCACCCCACCTGGCCGCGACCATCCGCCATCATGCGGTCCTCAACCAGAATGTCCACCCAATCCGGGCGCATCACCACCAGCTCGCCGTTAATCAACGCCACATAAGCATTGCCGGCCAAATCGGCGTGCTGAATCATCGTGGACAACAAATCCTGCGTCGTGCCGCCCACCCACGGCTGCTCGAGGATCGCCAAATCCGCCGAGCCGAACGTGTCACTAGGTTTCCCGTTGCGTAGCCGCTGCCACCGGAACCGCACCGTCGAAAACAGCAACTGGCGCACCATCATGCACGCGAACACCACACCGTTCGCCTGATACGCGCCCGACGCCAACCCCACAAAATTATTGGGCGCCATCTCCGTCGCCCGCCCCGCCAACGTCTGCTGAACACCCGACGTCAACGGCCCACCCAACGAATAACCCATACCGTTGAACGAAAACTGGTTCAACAACGAGGCATACCCGTCCAGGGTCATCCGCTCCGGCTGCCCACCAGTCAAGCGGTCGATAAGTCTCATGTTCCACCCTCACGCAGCAGCACCCACGCCGAGCCGACAGCAGAACCACCCAGCAAGCCACCAGCCGCGATCAACGCCCAACCAGCGCCGAACAACACCGAAACACCCGCAACCACAAGCCCAACGGCCACCGCAACCACCGCAACGGTGGCGGTGAACACAATCTGGCTAGCAGTCATGTATAGAAACTCCAAACCTCGATAGGGGCCTGCCGGCCATGCACCATCAGCCCATGCAAAGCCAACGTCACAGCCACAAGCTGAGTAATGTCACTCGCGGCATCCTTACGGTCCCACGCCCACGCATCAGCAAGATCACGCTTCTTACCGGCACACACCGACGCCGCCAACGCAGGCGAACCCAGATGCCGCAACTCGTCCTCATTCACCGCAGACACAAACCTGGAGCATGCGTTCGCCATCTGCACAGCGTTCGTCGTCTGCACCTCGACACCCAACGCCGCAATATCCTCAATCAAACCGCCCGCCTCCGAACGGTGATCAATCACCAAGGCGCACGGCTTCCACCTGTCAACAAGCTCTTTACACCGCGCCGGAATCCAACCCAACCCCGGCAACGACGTGACAGCCTGACCATCCGCAGCCGGAACAATCTCCACATGAATCTTGCCGTCATCACGAAACCCCGCCACAGCAATAGCCGTCTGAGTTTGAGTGCGATTCACATACACACCAAACGACACCGGATCATTCGGCTCAGACTTCTCATCCACCAGCGCCGCCCACGAATCCGGCGAAATCACACCACTACCCACAACCGGCCAGATGCCCAGACCCTCGCGCAGAAACCCGTCCACCGTCAGGTTCTTACGGAGCCGGCGAATCGACTCCACCGGGGTGCGATGCGGATAACTCGGATTAGCCTTCGCCCACTGCTTACGATCATCCGGGTTCGCGCTATCGTCAGCGCCGCACTCAATCCACACCAGATCGTCAGACTCACCCGACAACGCCTCAGTACGCATCCGGGTGAACGCCTCAGAATTGTCATCCGGCTTCGGCGGCGTACCAACATACAACGCCAACCCGAACTGCGACGTGTTCATCGTCGCCAGCATGTTCTCCAGCGCCCGATCAGACAGAATCTGCGCCTCATCCATCACCAAGATGTCAACGCCGGGAATACCACGACCGAACCCACGCTCACGGGCGCCGAACAGAATTCGGGAACCGTTAGCGAACCGAATCTCCTCATCACCCGAGCCGGTAAACACCTGGCCGATGTACGGCTTCACCTTTGCGCGGCCCGCAAACGCCTGCATCGACAAAAAAGTTTCGCCATGCGTCCGAGCGTGGTGCGCGGTCCAAATCACCAACAAGCCAGGAGTGTTCACACACAACCCGAAAATCATGCCCGCAAGCAGGTAAGTCTTGCCGACCTGGCGAGGCAGCGACATTCCCACGCCGCCAACCATCGCCGCCAGTTTCCCGTCAGCACGCTTCGACAAAATCAGGCGGCCGGCGCCGCACTGCCACTCATCGAAACCGATACCCAGCTTCGAAGAACAAGTCTCCTCAACCGCACGCCAACCCGTCGAAACAATCCCAGACGGCTTCACCACATGGCGCGCAACCTCAGATAGCCGACTCGTCCCAGGTTTCGTCGCCAGTGTCGCCATTCTCTTCAGACTCTTGTTTGGCCCGCATATCAATCGCCTCGATCTCCTTGGCGATGTCCTGCAACCTGCGCGTCAACGCCGCCAAATCACGCGGCGGACAATCCGGGTTAGTCACCGCACGAGCGATACGCTCACGCATCGCCACCAACAGCTCACGGTGATTACCGGACGCCGCCGCCTGGGCAACAGACTTCGCCTGCCTCGAGGCGGGCGGCTGATCATCAGGCTGAACAGCGCGGAGATTCGGCTTCGGTGACACACGAACCCCCTCTCATCTTTCAACAATTCCTGCGTCGCCACTCTGCTCCACACGCCCGTCCACAGGTTCTCTGATTTCTACGGAACGGCATGTCGCAACCACATATTGGACAACAAACAATTCTTCTTTGATCCTGACGGTCAGCATTGCATCTGCCCGCCCCGCTGCGACTCGCACCTTCGCTGCGATTGCACGGCGCATGAGTTAACTGGTCACCAGGCAAACCAAGAAGCCTTGCGGCTGGGTCGGAATGGTGAAGGTCAAGAGCTTGCGTCAGGTCCATCGGATGTCCACACAATCCGCATGGTGTACCCGGAACCAGCTCTGCCAACAAGATTTTTCGCATACGCTGATGAGGCCAGCCATAGCCTCGCTCACTCGTACTTAAGCGCCGTTTGTACTGCCTTTGCCTTCTGGGTTTAGGCTCTTCGGCCGCACCTGCGGCACTGTCCAAAGCACTTTGAATACGGAGCAGCGAATGCCCCAGGTTCGTTACCTGCCTCCGGCACTCTCGATGCATGGCTCGCCCTTGCGGACGCGATGTTGACGAACTCTGGAACATCGGCTCGTAACAGAGCGCACATGTCAACCGGCGGCCCTTGAGGTTTAGGCGCTTACGGTCTTCTCGCGACAGCGTGTTGTACCGCTCCCTGCCAATGGCGTTAAGCCAAGAGCGACGGCAACCATCCGAGCAAAACTTCCTGCGCCGACCCCGGCCCCTCGGCGCGTAATCGAAAGGCGTTGAGCAGACAGCGCAAACTACAGAAACAATCACTTGATCTCCCGGGATATGCGAGCAGCCCCACACCGGGAGGATGCGGGGCTGCTCTAACCGCGAGGATCAGTCGCGGCTGACTATGTTGGGTTGTGGAAAAACTTGGTAAATGGACCGTTTGAC